CAATTTTTGTGGAGGCTACATTGGTCTCGTTGGAGTCAGGCCCGTTCCAATCAAAGGGATCACCAGCAACGCAATTTTTAATTAACCCATTGTCCCCATACACAAAAATATACGGATGCAGTACAACCACACCACCAGCAACTTCAATGATGTCGCCTGTTGGTGCTGTTCCAGAAGAGTCTACAAGGGGGGACAATGTAAGCCCAGAAATGTCGCCAGCAAGAACTGGTGACAAAGCAATTGCATCAATCTGTGCAAGGTTTTGTCCAGCGTGTGCTACTAACAATTGATCACCAGAACCCTGCGAGTCAAAACTTGAATCAAATTGCCATAGGTTTAAATCGTTTGCTGTGAAAGTAGTAATTGTGGCAACTGTAATTAAGAACCCAGAACCGCTACCACCAAGGTTGGTGTTTGAAGCGCTCAACGTATTCCCAACAACGTAATCATTACCGATAGTCGTTATGGTCACAGAGGTAACGGCTGTGCCAGAAACTACAATAGTAGCCTGCGCCCCTGAGCCTGATCCACCCGTTAGGGGAACAGCCGTGTAGGTGGCGTTTACATAACCAGAACCACCAACAAGCGTGCTAAGTGTCAGCACTGGGCCTGTGAACGTGAACTGGTTTATCCCCGACCCAATCCCGTCGTTATCAATGTTGACAATTTCCAACCCATCGTCGTAACCGTTAAAAACTTGATTGTTTCCATCAACGGAGTTGACATAAATACCGCGAGAGTACCCATGTGCATTTTGAACAATAGCCCTGTAACCACCAATTTTACGAGGGCGACCTCGTTGAAAACGAACCCACCTACCATCAATATAAGCGTTTGCATCGAACACGGTTCCGTCCCGCTGAACACCGGGCTGGGTGTCTAATGTAAAAACCTTTTTGGTCAAAATGTGCCTCCAAGCACACCACCACTAAAGGTTCCCGTTCCAACAATTGCAAGACCAGATGCAGAAACTGTTGACCTCAAAACACCAAGAATTGTCGTATTAAATTCACCCGAAGCGGCGCGATAAATACCTGTTGTTGTTTCTGATGCAAAATTCAAAGACGGTGCGCCAACGGAGCCATTATTCAAACTTACAACTGAGGCACCAGCAAGAACTGTGTTTGCGTTGTACAGGTTCACAGAATCGCAAACCAACGTAGCTTGACTGCCTGCGGTCAAAACAGCAGTTCCGCCAGAACCTGTTGTGATTGTGACGGTGTAAGCACCTGATGTTTCATTTACGATGTAGTACACCTGAACCGTAGCAGGCACCACAATTGTTACGTTTCCTGTTAACGCACCTGTGTACTTCTGAATGACGTTAGACGCCTCTGAAGCGGTTAGGGTGTAGCTTCCAGACAAAACAGCTTTAGATAATTGGGTAAACGCAAACTGCGTTGATTTACCAAGACCTACGGTGTAAAAAGTCGTTCCACTGCACACAATAATGCAGGAATCTGTTGGCTGAAGAATGATGGAACTAGAACCATTGATGGTATTTCCACCAGTTCCTGTCACAGTCAACGAACCTGTTCCGCTATTGCGCAAGAACATAAACCAATTGTCACCAAGCGTAGACGCAAGAGTCAGAGTCAAAGTTCCTGCACCACCAGTCCACACATAGGTGCTAGAGCGGTCTGTTGTCAGTGCCGTGTAATCGCTAGAAAAGGTAGTGACGGGCTGAGACTGGTTCAGTGTCTGACCAATAGCCAAGAGACCATACCCTGCAAGGGTTGCCGCATCTTGACCAGAAGAACCAATACCATAGGCAATGATGCCCCAAACACCCTCCTCGGTTGAGTTGTCGGTAATGTAGATGTACTGAGCCTCGCCTGCCAACACCGTCACAATCGTGTTGATACCCGCATAGTCCATGACATCAAAGTCTTCACCGCCAGTGTTACGAATCAACGCATCGTTACCTACCGAAGACTGATTAGCAGGGGGCATCCACAACTCTGAAACCCCAGTAGTCGCTACCTCCATAATACGAGCGGCGGCATCATCAGTTGTGGTGCCGTTGATAGGCCATTCCAACTGAAGCGTTGTATTTGTAATTGTTATGTCGCGGTATGAAACATCCGTTGGTTGGATGACATTACCCGTGAAGGGGCTGTTGTAACTCATAATTTATCCTTAACTGTCCATCACTACGGCTTGACGATCAGCAATACGCAACTTGTCTTCAGCCATTAAGGTTTGCATGATTTGGTCATAGTTTGCCTTCCACATAGTCATTCGATCATCATTTTTGAGGAATGGCATTGCTTGCAACAAAGACCCATAAAGCAACGCTTGAGGCGCGTAGATGGTGAACCAATTGGTTTGATTGGCAGAATCCAAGGGTTGAATACGCTCGTAGTACAAGACTTCAAACGTGTAAGCCGCATCAGGTGTTGGGGCTACAAGCCAATGCGTGTAGTCGTAATCACTGTAAAACTCAGGGATTCCCGTAGAGTTTGCGTTAGGCCAATACTCGCGCAAATACTCGTACTTACGCAAAAGAACTGGTTGGCGCTCACCAGAAACAGTAATATTCATTGAGACTGTTTTATGCCAACGCGCAGGCTTGTCAATAATTGACGTACTTGTGGTCATGGTGCTTGTGTTGACTGTCAAGTTACCCAAGAACTTGATCTGGCTGGCAATGATTTGCTCTGCCAACATGATAAAAAGCGGTATTTTATCGACGGTAGCCGTGTCATCCCTTTCCAAGTAGGATTGGATGTTCTCAACTAGCGATGTGTAGGTCATTACGGATGCGGTTGCCATGCGTTCACCTTGTGGATTTGTTGAAACATTTTAGTCTGCCTTTTCAATTAAAACAAGGCGCACTCAGCCGCTCGACGTTTGGTCAAACCAGCCAAAACTTTACCGCCGCCTTTGTTCCATAACTTCAACTGCTCCTTGGCTCCTTCCCAATCCTGTGCGTTAATTTTACGTTTAAGGGTAGAGGTTTGAAGTCGCCCAACGCCAAGGTTATAAGCAAAATCCACGGCTCCGTTGCACTTGCGCTCATCAGTTGCCAAGATGGGGCAATGCCGCAGAACACCGAGCAAGTAGGTATGCTCCAACTCAAACATCAAAAGCGCCCTAGCTGTAGGCTCGTCCATTGGAGCGTCCTCAAGGGTTACCTTGCGCCCATCAGCGTAGTACGTTGACCCGTAGCCTATCGTGGCAACGTTAGCTGGACATAGGTACGGCCTAGCCCGATAGCCCTCAAATTGACGACATAGTGAGGCGGCTATCTCTAAGTTCATAACCCACGCTTGGCTAAAGTACGATCAAGGAACCAGAAGTTAATTGTCCCAGCAAGTAAGGCTGAGAAGTCAGGCGACATCATCATCTTGAACACTTCAGCGGGAGGAGCGCCAGCAGACCATGAGTTGTACGCAAACCATACATGGACAAAACTCCAGATAAACATTATCCAGTAAGTTACAACAGGACGAACGCTTGCAGATATAGCCGCCGCCCAACCACCTGCGGCTTTTGCCATCTCACCCTGAGATACGATGGCGGCATTAAACGCATCCATGACACCTACGTCCACAGCCGCTTCTCTTTGTGCGCCAATCTCAGACAGCTTCTGAGCGCCACGTTGAGCCTCAAGATCACACTGAAACTTGAACATATTCAGTTCGTGTTTTCTTTCTGAAGATTTATCGAGAAATTTTAAAAATTCTGGGGCAAGCCTAAAAATTCCACCAAGCACGGAACCTATAACACCACCGCCAAGTAGTTCAAACATTACAACCCCAAAACTTTTTTAATGAGTTCGCCTGCGACGCCCGGCCCGAACAACACACACACGATCACCCCATACAAGAGGTACTCAATCTTATTCATACGTTTAGACCCATCATCAAAACGCGCTTGAATGCCTTCATAACGCTGGGCGCATATAGCCTCATGGACACTCAATCGCTTGTCCGTTTCTGATGCCAACTCTTGTATATCCGCCATAAAATTCCTTGAAGAAGCCACCCGAAGGTGGCTGGTTCTTAATTAACTGTTACGTCAGTAACCGCCTCTTCAGGCTTGGCTTCTAACGCATCTTTCAGCATTCTGAAGAAGGCATCTCTGCCAACTTGCAACTGATCTACGTTGAACCTTGCTGAGTCCAACTTACGATCCAAGTCAGCAACATGGTTGAGCAACATCTGCTGTTGCTGGCTCATGTCTTCAAACTTGTACTCTACACCGTCGATTGTCACAGGGGTCTTTTTTTCGTTTCCCATGATGTTTCCTATAAAGCGCCACCAAGATCGGGTGGTGGCTTCCCGTCATTGAAGTTTCCTGCCTTGTTCGTAACTCTCACGCTCGTCCATTGCGTGATGCAAAACTAACTCATCAAACTCCTCGTCTGGTGTTGGGTGACACCAGCAAGCCCGATTCATTTCGTGCTCTCGGAGGTCGTTGAGGGGATAGGTGTGGATGTCAGGCATTGTTGCTCCAAGGCAAAGCTGTATTGGCAGGGCTGACAGGCGGTGTAATCATGCTGTCGATTTGTCCCTGCACACACTGCTGTGCGCTTGTAATGGCTGACTCAGGAATCCAACCAATGACAACGCTTTCTGTGAGGCTGGCATAAGGAATCACTGGGCCAACTTGGTCGGCGGAACTAAACTGCGTGTTACCGCCAATCGAGGCGGTGTATTCACCAGATACTCCGGTCACTTCATACAGTACGTTAACAACGTAATCAGGCGATGGGGTATTCAATGTGTACATCGAGGTGATGGTAGTGGTAAATGTCGTCATGTTTAAACTCCTTGATTACGTTGAGATGCTACTTGGGCTTGATAAGCCGCAATCACTTCAGCAGTCCAAGCCGCATTGCAGATAGCAACAACATTAGCAGGGATGCCTGTCAGGTCTTGTGCGGGTGTGAGGCTTGAACGATGGTAGGTTTGGCTGATTTGATTGCCATCTTCCATGATGCGTGTTGCCTCACGATAGAGAACGATGCCGTTCTCGGTTACTGTGATTTGGTCAACAGTTGTGGTTTTGGTTAAAGACATTTTGATTTCCTTTTAAGTTAAGTGTCTGGCTACATCAATCCAATGTAGTTAATTAAAAATAATAAAAGCCTGATATGTTAATAAATTTTGTTGAGTATGTAACATTAGTTACATCAGCGTTTCCATTTGTGTTAATGGCAATTTGTGTAGTGTTATTAACATAAGTAAAATTATCACTTTGTAATGCATTTGTTTGTGCAATAGAAGCGGCACTTACATTTTGGTTACTATCTTTTACTGTAAATGGCAATCCACCAAATTTTGCTGAGTCAACGCTTGCCGTTGATGGAAAAGTTACTGAACAAGAAACATAAACAACATTTCCTATTTTTGTGTAAAAAGCCTCGGTTGAAGTAAAACTTAATCCAGCACCAGATGCGTCAATAGGTGTCCAAGTCCCCTCCTCATAGTCATCCAAA